ATTGCATGGACAGATGGGTTTTTTAAGAAACCAAGGTTTGATTTTGAAATTCTTAAAAAGTATAAAGAAGGAATTATTGTAACGTCTGCTTGTCCTAGTAGCGTTATTGTTAAAGCATTAGAAGAGCAAGAGTTTGCAATTGCTAAAAAAAACATTAATTGGTTTAAGGATAACTTTGGTAGCAATTACTACATTGAGGTTATGCCACACAATACACCAGAAATAAATAAATATCTTATTGAACTTGCTGATGAGTTTGATATAAAAGTTGTTGTTACACCAGACTGTCATCATTCAGATACATTGCAAAGAGAAATACAAGAGTTTAAATTAATTTTAAATACACATGGAAAAGTAAACAAGGAAGCAACATACGAAAAGTCTAAAAAGAAAACAGACATGATGGAAAGACTTGACTATTTATACGGAAAAGACCGCCAAATAACATTTAACAAATTTGATATCCATCTATTGTCTTATGAAGAAATTAAAGCAGCAATGGAACTGCAGGGTATTGATCGACCAGACATATACTCAAACACAATACTTTTAGCAGATACAGTAGAAGACTATGACATTAAAGATGGACTAAATCTTTTACCAGTTCAATATAAAAACCCAGATCAAGAGTTAGCAAACTTAGCGTTTGCAGGACTTGAAAAATATCGGCTTACCGACAACTGGCTTGGAAATGATATTTATGAACAAAGACTTGACGAAGAGTTAGAAATTATTCGTAATAAAAAATTTGCACCATATTTTCTTGTAGTAAGCAATATGATTAATTGGGCTAAAAAAGAAGGTGTTTTAGTTGGTCCAGGTCGTGGATCATCTGCTGGTTCTTTAGTTTGTTATTTACTTGGTATTACAACAATTGATCCAATAGAACATGGTCTTTTGTTTTTCCGTTTTATTAATCCAGAACGTAACGACTTTCCTGATATTGATACGGACATTCAAGATACTCGTCGTGATGAAGTAAAAGACTATTTAGTTAGACAGTATAGACACGTAGCATCTATTGCTACATTCCTTGAGTTTAAAGACAAAGGTGTTGTAAGAGATGTTGCACGAGTTTTAGATATACCATTAACAGATGTTAACAAAGTATTAAAGTTAGTCGATACTTGGGATGAATATTGTACCTCTAAAACTACACTGTGGTTTAGAGAAAAATATCCAGAGGTGGAGATTTATGGAGAACAATTACGTGGTCGTATTAGAGGTACTGGCATTCATGCTGCTGGTGTGGTTACTAGTAAGGATCCAATATTTAGGTATGCGCCATTGGAAACTCGCTCTTCTCCTGGATCCGATGATCGCATTCCTGTGGTTGGTGTTGATATGGAAGAGGCTGAAAAGATTGGTCTTATTAAAATTGACGCATTAGGTCTTAAAACTTTAAGCGTAGTAAAAGATGCTATTGATATGATTAAACAAAATCACTACAAAGACATCGATCTTTTATCAATTGATATGGCAGATCCCAAAGTATATGAGATGCTTTCAGACGGGTATACAAAAGGTGTATTCCAGTGTGAAGCAACACCATATACAAACCTTCTAGTAAAAATGGGAGTAAAGAACTTTAATGAGTTAGCAGCATCAAATGCTTTAGTTCGTCCAGGTGCTATGAATACTATTGGTAAAGACTATATTGCTCGTAAGCATGGTAAGCAGAATGTTTCCTATACCCACCAAATTATGAAAGAATTCACAGATGATACATATGGGTGTATCCTGTATCAAGAGCAAGTTATGCAGGCTTGTGTTCATCTAGGCGGAATGTCAATGTCTGATGCTGACAAGGTGCGTAAGATTATTGGAAAGAAGAAAGATGCTAAAGAGTTCGACACTTATAAAGAACGTTTTATTACTGGCGCTTCTGCCTATATTGCTCCCAATCAGGCTCGTGATTTATGGCAAGACTTTGAAGCGCATGCGGGATACTCGTTCAACAAAAGTCATGCGGTTGCTTATTCTACGCTCTCGTATTGGACGGCGTGGTTAAAATACTACTATCCACTTGAGTTTATGTTTGCCCTTCTTAAAAATGAGAAGGATAAAGACGGTAGAACAGAATATCTTATTGAAGCAAAGCGTATGGGAATATCTATTAAACTTCCACACATTAATGACTCAGATCTTGATTTTAAGATTGAAGGTAAAGGCATAAGGTTTGGGCTAACAGGAATTAAGTTTATTTCTAATAACATTGCTGAAAAATATATTGCTGCTCGTCCATTTAAAACATACAAAGAACTTGAAGAGTTTACCTTTACAAAAGGTAATGGCGTAAACAGTAGAGCGCTTAACGCTCTTAGGCTTATTGGTGCAGCAACCTTTGCCGATAATGAAAGAAACGATAGTGAGATTAAAGAAAATATTTATGAATACTTAAATCTACCAGAGTTTAATATAACAATTCCCTCACACTATTATGCATTTATTCAAGACGTTGATTCATTTGAAGAAAAGGGATCATACATTTTAATGGGTATGGTTAAAGCAATTAAACGAGGAAAGGGTTGGTCACGAGTTGAAATTCTGGACAAAACTGGGAGTGTTGGTATATTTGATGAAGAAGGAACAACTATTGAGACGGGTCGTACTTACTTGGTTCTTGCTAATGATAATCGGATTGTCTCTGCAATTCCTGTTGATGAAATAAAAGAATCTTCAAATGCACTTGTTAAGTTTTTAGGTTACAAACAATTACCATATAGTGAAGAAGAAATGTTTGTAGTTTCTTTTAAACCAAGAATTACAAAGGCTGGAAAGAAAATGGCTTCTTTAACTTTAGCAGATACGGCTAGAGATTTACACTCTGTTACAGTATTCCCTACTGCATTTCCTAAAGCATATATGCATATTGAAGAAGGTAAATCGTATAAATTTAGTTTTGGTAAAACCAAAGATGGAACCGTTATAATGGAGGATGTAAATGTCAGTTAGTGTAGAAGATGTATTATCTCAATTAGATCCAAGACTTAGAAAACGACTTGGAACTGGCGAAGGTATTAGTTTTGAGTATCAGCCAACACCAAGTTTTGGATTAAACCGTGCCCTAGGCGGTGGACTACCATACGGTAGACAAGTCCTGGTATGGGGAAGTAAGTCATCGGCTAAGTCATCTATGTGTTTACAGATGATTGCTCTGGCTCAAGCAGAAGGCAAGGTGTGTGCTTGGATTGACTCTGAAATGTCATACTCTGAAGATTGGGCTAGACAATTAGGGGTAGATCCAACAAAACTTATTTACTCACAAGCAAGAACTATTAGTGACATGGTGGATGTAGGTGTTGGACTTATGAATGCTGGAGTTGACTTAATTGTAATTGACTCTATTACATCTATGCTACCTGCAATTTATTTTGAAAAAGATACAGATGAAATGAAAGCCCTTGAAAACACAAAGCAAATCGGAGCAGAATCTCGTGACTTTAGCAATGCTTGGAAAATGCTTAATTATGCTAATAACAAAGTTAAGCCAACTCTTCTTGTTCTTATTTCTCAGTCTCGTAATAATATTAACGCTATGTATACTTCTCAGCAGCCTTCAGGTGGTCAGGCTACTAAATTTTATTCTTCGTGCATTATTAAATTATTTAGTTCCGAGTCAGATAATCAAGCGATTAAAGGCAAAATTAAAATAGGCGACAAGTTAATTGAAGAAAAAATAGGACGAAAGATTCGTTGGGAATTGCAATTTTCTAAAACATCGCCAGGCTTTCAATCTGGAGAATATGATTTTTATTTCCGTGGAGACAGTATTGGTATTGACGCTATTGGTGATCTTGTTGATACGGCAGAGTCAATTGGTTTGTTAAATAGAACTGGTGCTTGGTATCAACTAGATGACGGAACCAAGGTTCAAGGAAGAGATGGAATAATTAATAGGATAAAAGAAGATTTAAATTTACAAAAAGAATTGAGGAACAAACTAAGTAATGTCTAACAATTTTACGGTATACCCAGGTAAGTTTCCATGTAAAACTTGTCAAGAAGAAGTTAGTTCTTTAAGGTATTGGAAAGAAACTGGTGAGGCAACTTGGATGTGTTCTAAAAAACATATATCTAAGGTTGGATTAATCCCACCAAAAAGAAAGAAAAAGGATTTTACAAATGAGTGAACGTAGTGAGTCTAAGCGAATTGGGGCTAAACAACATAAAAATTCTGGTCGCAATAATAAAAAAGGAGATGCAACATGGAGAGATTTTGTTGTAGACTTTAAAGAGGTTAGCAAGTCTTTTACGCTAAATAAAGATGTTTGGGCCAAAGCCGTAACCGACTCAATAAAATCGGGAACGGATAAATCTCCTGCAATTATTATAATTTTAGGAGAAGGTAATACAAAGGTAAGACTTGCTATAATTGAAATGGACTTATTAGAACAATTAACAGAGGGGAAATAAAATGACAGAACAAGGACAATCAGCAGGTACAACGCTAGACATGATTAACGGTTTGACAGAGATTGCTGACTACATGAAGGATGAAGAATTAACTATTGCTTTAACCATGATTGCTAAACTAATTATTAAGCCAGATGTTCCATTAAATGTTGCCACTATTGAAATTGTAAGGCTACAAGCAATTGCAGCAAAGATGTCTTTTAGGGCTACGTGGATGGCCAATGTAGATAAATCTGACAGGGCAAAGAAAAACATATACTTTACAGCAGCAGAATCAATCAAAGATCTAGTATCAGCGCTTAAATACATCATACGCTGAACTGGTATACTTATATAAAACAGAGGATAAAATGACAAAAAGTTTATTGCAACAGGTTATGCTTAAGAGTGTTAATAAAAGAAGCACGTTTATTGATTCAGATGCGCTAATTGAAAAGATTAAGTCTGGCTATATTGTTAACCGTGGTCCAAAGTTTCAAACAAAGAAAACTTTTGCCCCATCTACAATTGCTTATAGTCATGGAGAATGTCCAAGGTATTGGTATTTGGCCTTTAATGGTGCTACATTTGAAGATAACACAGATGCATACGGTGCAGCAAATATGACTGCAGGAACACTATCACATGCAAGAATTCAAGATGCAATGATAGGCGCTAAAGTTGCTAAGGTTTATAAAGATGATGACGGTGACCCAACAACAGAATTTAAGATTACATATGATAATCCACCAATTTTTGGTTATGGCGATGTCATACTTAATTGGGAAGGCGAAGAAATTATTGGAGAAATTAAGACAATGCTTAATGAAGGTTTTGAATATCGCAAAAATTCTATGAAACCTAAAACTAGTCACTTAATTCAACTATTAATTTACATGAAGGTTCTTGGAAAAAAGAAAGGCGTTCTTATATACGAAAATAAAAATAATCACGAACTTCTTGTTTTGCCAATTGAAGTAGATAATAATTATCGTGAATGGATTGATAATGCTTTTCAATGGATGCGTGATGTCCGAAAAACTTGGGAAGATCAAACACTTCCAACTAAAAACTATCGTGCTAACTCAAAAATATGTAAGACATGTCCAATTAAGGCAACGTGTGACAACGCTGGGGATGGTGTTATTAAGATAAAATCTTTGGAGAAGTTGATTGAAACTTTGTGAAAATTGTGACAACATGTTTAAGCCCAAAGTAAGTTATCAAATTTACTGTGGGTCAGAGTGTCGTGATATTGCAACAAAAAATAAGATTGCTTTAAGATACAACGTAACAAAAACACAAAAAAGAATTGGAAAAGTTAGAAAATGTATTGGTGGTTGCGGAGTAGATCTTTCAATATACAATGAGTCTGGGTTTTGCTCTAATTGTAACGTAAGTAAAAAATCAGTAGACAAAATGTTAAAACAAATAAAAGGATTTTTTGATTATGAACAAGACTAAGTGGGGCGCAATTGTAGAGCCAAATAAAATTTGTGCTATTGATGCTAGTACTAACAGTCTTGCTTTTGCATTGTTTGAAAACAAAAAACTTGGCACTATTGGAAAAATAAAGTTTGAAGGTAACACAAATTATGAAAAAGTAATGGATGCTTGTGCTAAAACAAAAGCATTTTTTGAATACTCTGGTGGATTTGAGGCAATAGTAATTGAACACACAGTATTTATGAATAGTCCCAAAACTGCTGCAGATCTTGCATTAGTTCAAGGTGCACTACTTGGCGCTGCAGGTTTAACTGGAACAAAACAAATAGGAACCGTAGCCCCAATTACTTGGCAAAACTATTTAGGAAATAAAAAATTAAGTAAAGAAGAACAGTTGGACATTAGACTTACAAACCCTGGAAAATCAATCTCTTGGTATAAAACATTCGAACGGCAAATAAGAAAAGAAAGGACAATGAAATTAATTGAAATTAACTATAATAAAATCATTAACGATAATGACGTTGCTGACGCTTGTGGCATCGGCCATTGGGCTATTAATAATTGGAATAAAGCAATAGGGGTAACAGAATAATGCCAGAGTTAAATGCAAACATACCACCTATAGAATGTTATGTGCGTGGAAACTATTTAAGGAATCAGTTAGATAGTCATGACAAATATTTCCCATGTGTTATATTTGGTGTTGCTAGTATAAAAAGCAGAAGTCCTTTATTTCATATAATGATGGAGGATGGCGGATTATGGTGGAGATTACCAATTAGTGCATTTTGTACAAAGCCTGGAGTTCCTGAATCAGACATACATAATTTAGTTTTATGGAATGCATTTAGCCATCACATATCTGTAACTAAATTTGAAAACCTTACAAACCTTAGAATGTCATACATCGATAGAACAAAAACAATGCACAAGGGTACTTATTTGTTTACTCTTGATTGGCATAACCCAGATACTAACGTAATAGATGATGGATACTCTGAAAGTCCTTCTGAACACAAATGTGGACATGTCATACAAAGAGATGACGGAAACTTTGCTATTCAACCTAACAACAGAGTTCGCATATACGAACCTTCTTTTACTTTAAAAAAGGACTATGTCATAGATAGAATAATTAATGATTATAAGTGGGACGTAGAGAATCAAGACAAGTGGACCTTAGAAGACAGTAATAGGTTTAATTATGATATTAATGAGACTGAGGTTGACAAATAATCTTATGACTGGTAAACTGTATACAAGCGAGGTTTGGCTTCGTAAGAGATATCTTATAGATAAAAAATCTCCACAAGATATTGCCAAGGAGTGCGGGGCAAGCATAGAAACAATCTATGTATACCTTGCAAAATTTGGATTAAGGAAATCAAAGCGATGAGTAATAATTTAAACATTACGGTTGATCAAGTCAACCATCCTTTACACTACACGACTGATCCTAGTGGGGTTGAGTGTATACAAATTACACGTCACCGCAATTTTAATATTGGAAATGCCTTTAAGTATTTGTGGAGAGCAGGACTTAAAGATGAACAAAAAACAATCCAAGATTTAGAAAAAGCAATTTTTTATATTAAAGATGAGATTAATCGTTTAGAAGGAAAATATCATGTCAACTGAAATAGAATTGGTTCAACATTTAGATGAAGTAAACAAAGTAGTTACAGAATATTTAAAGGGTCAAGACCCAACAAAAATATCTAAAGAACTAGACATGCCTAGAACTCGTGTTGTTGCATTAATTAATGAGTGGAAAGTTATGGCATCTGCTAATGATGCAATTCGTGCACGGGCTAAAGAAGCCCTTGCTGGAGCAGACACACACTATAGCAAACTTATTACAAAGGCTTATGAAGTTATTGATGAATCAAGTATGACAAACAACCTTAGTGCAAAGACTCAGGCTATCAAACTTGTTATGGATATTGAAAAATCTAGAATTGAAATGCTTCAAAAGGCTGGTTTGTTAGAAAATAAAGAACTTGCCGAAGAGATGGTTCAAATTGAAAGACGACAAGAAGTCCTTGTTGAAATACTTAGAGAGATTGCTTCTACGCATCCAGAAGTTCGTGATTTAATTATGCACAGGCTTTCACAAATTGCAAAAGAGGGCGAAGTGATTACAATTGTCCAAGATGTTTAATGATTTTTTAGACGTACTAAAAGAGAATCAGTTTGATGAAAAACCAGTAGATGTTAAAACATTTGTTGAGTCATCTGACTATCTTGGTCAACCAACCTTGTCAGCAATCCAGTATGACATAGTTGAAGCAATGAGTCAGATATACAAGAAAGAAGATTTACAAGAACTTTATGGATCTGTAGAAGGGGCTAGATACTATGACAAATATACAAAAAACGAAATCATATTACAGTTGGGGAAAGGTAGCGGTAAAGATTTTACTTCCACTGTTGCTTGTGCTTACATTGTTTATAAGTTACTTTGTCTCAAAGACCCCGCAAGATACTTCGGAAAACCAAGCGGGGATGCGATAGATTTAATTAACGTTGCCATTAACGCACAACAGGCTAAGAACGTTTTCTTTAAAGGTTTTAAAACAAAGATTGAAAAATCTCCTTGGTTTGCAGGTAAGTATAATGCTAAGGCTGATAGTGTTGAGTTTGATAAATCAATTACAGTTTACTCAGGACATTCAGAAAGAGAATCTCATGAGGGTTTAAACTTGTTGCTTGCAGTACTTGATGAAATTTCTGGATTTGCTTCTGAGGTTGGAACTGGTAATGAACAAGGTAAGACTGCAGAGAATATTTATAAAGCATTTCGTGGATCGGTAGACTCTCGTTTTCCAGATCTTGGTAAAGTTGTTCTTCTTTCATTCCCTCGTTATCAGGGTGACTTTATTTCAAAACGGTATGAAGATGTAATTATGGAAAAAGAATCAATAGAAAAGAAACATACTTTTATTATGAATGAAGACTTACCACATAATGATCCAAACAATCAGTTTGAAATTACATGGGAAGAAGATCAAATTATTTCCTACAAAGTTCCAAGGGTATTAGCATTTAAAAGACCTACATGGGAAGTAAATCCAACAAGAAAGATAGATGATTTTAAACTAGCATTTTATACAGACCTTGGTGATGCTATGATGCGTTTTGCATGTGTCCCAACGTATGCCTCAGATGCTTTCTTTAAACAAAAAGAAAAGTTAGAAAAATGTATGAATACAAGAAATCCAATAGATTCGTTTAAAAGGTTTGAAGAAACATTTAAACCAGATCCAGAAAAAATGTATTACATCCATGCTGACCTTGCACAAAAACATGACAAGTGTGCTGTTGCTATTGCACATGTTGATAAATGGGTTAACATTCAAGTTATTAAAGATTATGAGCAGGTAGCCCCTATAGTTGTTGTTGATGCTGTTGTGTGGTGGGAACCAAGATCAGAAGGTCCAGTTAACTTATCTGAAGTAAAACAATGGATAATTAATTTACGTAGGGAAGGATTTAATATTGGCATGGTTTCTTTTGACCGCTGGCAATCATTTGATATTCAAAATGAACTACAGGCTGTTGGTATTAGAACAGAAACTGTTTCAGTTGCCAAAAAACATTACGAAGATTTAGCAATGATGATTTATGAAGAGCGAGTAGCAATTCCTATGATTCCATTATTGTTGGAAGAAATGTCAGAACTAAAAATTATGAAGGGAAACAGAGTAGATCACCCTCGTAAAAAATCCAAAGACTTAGCGGATGCTGTCTGTGGAGCGGTATTTGGGGCAATATCTCATACCCCAAAGAATAATAATACAGAAATTGAGGTCCATACCTGGAGTTCTGCAACTCGACTTGCAGAAAAACAACAACGTATGGTAGAATTAGATAATCGGGAAATGCCTAACGATGTTAAGGATTTTCTAGATAACTTAAACTTAATATAAACTAACAAGGAGAATAATGAATTCATTTAAGAAACTTGCCACAGTCTTGGCTGCAGCCTTGACACTTGGCGTGATGTCGGCACTTCCGACACAGGCTACAGTATATGCTGACGTTGTCACCATTGATGCCGTAGCAGATACAATTAATCCTGGTGAGACTGCAACAGCAGTAGTATCAGTATCATTTTTGGGAACAAGTATTGGAGATACCGTTTCGGTAATATCTGCAGTACTATCTGCCCCATCTACTGCTAGCGTTCCACAGTTTGCCGTTACAGAAACATCTAGCGCAACAGTGGCACTATCAGCAGACACAAAAACAGCAGCAGTATCTCCAGCAACTAATACTTCTGGTTATGTTACTGCAAAGTTGACATCATCATTTTATGTGCCTACCGTCGCTGGATCATATGTAGTTAGATTTATTCCTACATTGACTAGCGCATCTGGTTCAGTTACATCTGCTGCCATTACATGGACAGTTACTGTTACCGCTCCAGACCTTAAGGCATCAACTGCTTATACAACATCTTTTATTAATACTGGAGAAACAATTTCAGCAACAACAGATGCTACTGTATATGCTTCAAAGACAGTCTCATCTGATGCAGCAGCAGTTATTGTTTTAACTCAAAAGAATGCTGTTAATGCTTCTGCTTCAGAATCTGTTACAGCAACAATTTCAGGAGCGGGTATGTTGGGGTATGGTACAAACCATACAACAATTAACGGTCTTGGTAGATCATTAGTTGTACCTGCAGGAAACTACATTGGAGTATTCTCTGATGGAACATCTGGCGTAGGAACAATTACTCTTACTTCACAATCTGGAGCATTGTTAGCAACAGAGAAAGTAACATTTTATGGTGACATTGCCAAAGTTGTTACAACTGTAAAGAAGCCAGCAATTGCTGTAGGTTCTAACGCAGATGCAATTTCTGCCGTAGCATATGATGCTGCTGGCGTAGTTGTAGGAGCAGGAACACTAACAGTTACTTCAAATGATCTTACAGTAATCAGCAACTCAGCAACAACTGCTTCTATCTCTAATGGTGCAGCGTTGTTCTCTTTGGCTGGTGTTAAGACTGGTTCAGCAGGTGTAGTAGTAAAGAGTGGAACAATCTCTGCAGACACAGTTACTGTGCGTGTAGAGGCTGCCGTTGCTTCTATTAAGTTGGCTTTTGATAAAGCAAACTATGTAGCAGGAGAGCAAGCCACAATTACTCTTTCACCAGTTGATGCAACAGGTGC